TAACGGTGGCCGTTTTTTCTTTAGGTTTAAGACAAAACTCAAGAATTAAGATGATCATGTCTGGAAATAGAATCACGTTAGAAGAGTCGTTACTAGCTTGTGCTGTGGATAGATTAAGCATACTAGCATGGCAGAAGACGAAAGACGGTTCAAAAGGTACTAATGTACCTCAATCGATTCTAGAAAAATTACTAGGTATAGATGAGCGCAAATCAGAGTCAGATACTCAGACATTTAGTTCGGGCGAGGAGTTCTTAAGAGAAAGAAATAGATTATTAGGGAAGGAGGAAACTTAATGGCAACAGAATTAGGTACTGCTTATGTTCAGATAATCCCATCGGCTGACGGAATCAAAGGAATGATTGAAAAGGCTATGGGAACAGAAGTAGTCGGCGCCGGAGATAGAGCTGGGCAAGGTTTTATGAAAAGCTTTGCTGGTACAGTAACCAAGATGATTGCTGCAATTGGGATTGGGAAAGTTCTTAAGGATACCTTAGCTTCTTCATTAAACGAAGGTGCAGCACTCCAGCAATCGCTCGGTGGTATTGAGACATTATTCAAAGGCAGTGCCGATATCGTTAAAGGCTACGCTAAAGAAGCGTATAGAACATCAGGGTTGTCTGCTAACGCGTATATGGAATCTGTAACAGGATTTAGTGCAAGTCTATTGCAGTCACTCGGTGGAGACACTGGGAAGGCTGCAGAGATAGCAAACATGGCAATGATTGATATGTCAGATAATGCTAACAAGATGGGTACATCGATGGAAAGCATCCAATTCGCATATCAAGGTTTTGCTAAGCAGAACTACACCATGTTGGACAATTTAAAGCTCGGATACGGTGGTACTAAAGAAGAAATGCAACGTCTTCTTACTGACGCTCAGAAACTCACTGGAGTTAAATACGATATCAATAACTTATCTGATGTCTATCAAGCAATCCACGCGATTCAAGAAAACTTAGACATTACCGGAACAACCGCAAAAGAAGCATCTACTACATTCACCGGTTCATTTGCATCCATGAAGGCTGCAGCACAAAACGTACTTGGAAATATGGCCCTTGGTGAGGATTTAACACCATCGTTAGAGGCTTTAAAAGAAACCGTTCAAACGTTTGTTTTTGGAAACTTCATTCCACTGCTAAAAAATGCGGTTAAAGCAATTCCGGAAGTGTTAGGGTTCGCAATCAAAGAAGGATTAACAGCTATCTTCGGTGAATCTACTACACAAACGATTATCAATAACCTTTCTACAGCATTCCAAAACATTAAGAGTGCAGTAGGAGGTATTGGTGACTTGTTTGGAGGCTTTATCGACAAATTAAAAGGCATTCTTGGTATTAGTGGTGATGTTGGAGAACTAGGAACAGCTTTTGAAGGTATTACTGGTGCAATTAGTACAGTAACTGACTGGATTAAGCAGTTTGTAGATTGGATTAACCAAACTCCTGCAGCAGTCGATTCTGTAACAGCAGTGTTAGCAGGATTAGCAGCAGGCTTTGTCGCTTTAAAAGTTGTAAATACGGTTAAGAGTGCAATTGATGGATTCAAAACTGGTTTAACGGCTGCTAAAGCTGGAATGGTTGCATTTAAAGCGGTTGTTGTCGCAAATCCATTTACAGCCTGGATTGTAGGAATTACTGCTGTAGTAGCTGCATTAACCTGGTTCTTTACTCAAACAGAAACAGGAAAAGCTATTTGGAAAGGATTTACAGAATTCCTATCTAGCACATGGACTTCTGTTTCAAGTTTCTTGATTGATACTTGGAATAATATTGCCCAAACAGCAACAGCTATTTGGGAAGGTATTGTCGGTGTGGCAACAGCCATTTGGAGTGCTATAACAGGCGCAATTATGGCAGTTGTTCAACCATTTATCGATGCATTCACAGGACTATGGAGCGGTATGAGTTCAGGAATTTCTCAAATGTTTGATGGATATGTTGCATACTTTACTGGAGCATGGGAAGTTATCAAATCCGTATTCCTTGGAGCAATCTTAATCATCATTGATTTAGTGACACTTAATTTCGGGCAATTAGGAACGGACTTAGGTGCTATTTGGGATGGAATCTCGAACGGAATTTCAATGATGTGGAACGGAATTACTTCAATATTCTCTGGAGCAGTCAGCGCAATCGTTGGAGGTGTTCAAGCTACATTCAATGGTATGGCTGCATTCTTAAGCGGTCTATGGGACGCTATTTCTGGTGCAGCTATTGTAGGTTGGAACGGATTAGTATCTGGTGTGCAAGGGATTATCGATGGATTGGTATCTGGAGCGCAAGCCGCTTGGGACGCTATGTCTAACGCTGTTTCTAGCTTAGTTTCTGGAATTACTGGAATATTCGACGGATTATGGAACATCGACTTAGCAGGAGCTGGACAAGCTATCATGGATGGCTTTCTCGGTGGATTGAAAGCTGCTTGGGGAGCTGTTACAGACTTCGTTGGAGGAATTGCGAACTGGATTCGAGACCATAAAGGTCCAATCGAGTACGATAGAAAGTTATTAATTCCTGCAGGTAATGCCATTATGGATGGATTTGGTTCTGGATTAAAAGATGGTTTTAGTGATGTCCAAGATACAGTTAAAGGTATCGCGGAAGAGGTTAATAATATCGTTGACAAGTACTTGAACAACGAGTTTTACAGCGAATTAGAATTTAATGGTAACGTGGCTACAGTTGGAGGAGTTGAGTTAACAAGACAGCAAGCTTCTCAAATGAGTTCATGGAATCCAGATAACTATCGCTATGATTCAGAAGATTCAAATCAAAAAATTGAATTGCATACAACAGTTGAATTAGATGGAAAAGTTGTTGGGAAACAAATTACTCCTTATGTGACAAACGAGCAAAGCAGATTAGATAAAAGAGACCGTAGAAAGAGAGGGGAAAGCTAATGTTTAGTTTTAAAGTTAACGGGCAGGAGCTTGGAGACTTAATGATTGTAAATAACATTGATTTTGGATTCAGTCCAGAAGTGAGCGCAACCTCTCGAAAATACGCTCTTGTTGATGGTGAACGTTTCATTCGCAGAAGATTCGGAAAGAGAATTATAAAGGTTCAATTCACAATTATCGGTGATCGCATTGAAAAAAGTAAAATCGCGATTCAAAGAGCGTTGCTAGTGCCTGGCATTAGCAAATTTGAGTTTGGATATCAACCTGAGGTCTATTATGAAGGCGCAGTCTCTGGGACTAGTGATTTTAATTTAATCACATTCAGATACGCTCAAGGCGCATTCGAAATTCACTGCTTCAATCCTTTTGCAATCTCAAAAACTGAGAAAGCTGCAAGAAGAGAATCAAACAAGCTAATTTTCAACAACGAAGGAACTATTCCAGTGTATCCTACTTACAAATTCACGGCAGGAAAACCGTATAAGATGATATCTTTAGCTCATCCAAACGGAAAAGTCGTTCAATATGGATATGAGAATGGACCTGTAGTGATTAACACTAATGACTTAGTGGTGTTTGATAGTGCAGAAAACAAACTTACTGTTAACGGTAAACGTAAGTACATTAATGCTGCAAGCCAGGTATTTGCAATCAATGTAGGAACTACAGAAGTTGCTGTTCTTGGAGATGATAATAAAATACCAGTCGTAGATGCGACATTTAAGGAGTGCTGGGTATGATTACAGTAACGAACAGAAATTACGAAATTCTATGCCAGCTTAGTTTTAATCTCACTGGTGGATTACTCGCATATAACGATTATTTCGAGCAAGATTTAGAAACTGGTATTGGTACTTATGATTTTACTGTAGACAAAACTGGTAATCCGGAAATAGAAAAGATAGAAGTAGGCTGCTATTTGATTGTAAAAGATGGCAGCAAGATACGTTCGTTTGAAATAATGCGAATTGAAGAGGATAAAGACTCTAAGACGATTTACGCTGAAGACGCAGGACTTGACTTACTAGGTGAGCAAGTTCCGCCTTATTCAGCAGATAAAAGCTATCCAATCACCCATTACATCGAAGAGTTCACTTTCGATTCAGGGTGGGAGATTGGGAATAATGAGATTCCATCTACTACTGTTCGTAAATTAGAGTGGCAGGGTACGGATACTGCTACTAAGAGACTAAGACAGCTAGTAAGAAGGTTTGATGCTGAGATATCTTATGACTTCGAGTTCGCAAACGGAAAAATCACTAAGAAGTTAATTAACATTTACAGAAAAATCGGTGAAGATAAGAAAGTTAGATTAGAAGTTGGAAGAGAAGTATCAAACGTTAAAAGAACAATCTCGATTGAAAATCTAGCGACTACGATTGTGGCAACTGGTGCTGATGGCATCACATTATCAGGAGTTGAATACAACGAAGGAAATATTCGTTCTCCAAAGAATTCCATTTACCTGGTTGACTACGATGCCGTAGAGCGTTGGAAACGTGCTGGATATACACCAGCTGGTGGTGGGATTGTTAAACGTTTCGAGAGTGAAGCTAAGACTCCAGAAGCACTGATGGCAGAAGCCGTTATCAAGTTAAAACAATGGAATCATCCGGAAGTAACTTACGATGTGCCTATCAATATGCTTCCTGCAGAAGTGAACATCGGAGATACAGTAATCATTGTGGATCATAATTATGAGCCAGCATTGATTGTAGAAGGAAGAGTAGCAAGTATTAAGAAGTCTCTATCAACTAATGAAGACGGAGAAATCAAAATTACTAATATCGTATCAAGAGAAGATACGATAAATGAAAAAGTTAGACGTTTAAGCACATTAGTGCAAGAACGTCTTTTTGATTTCACTAGTGTTCCATTTGTAATGACTATCAACTCAAGTAACGGCACTGTATTTCAAAACAGTACTATTACCGCAACTTTAACTCCGGTTGTTACAAAATTAGATATCGACATGTCTACTCGATTCACCTATAAATGGACAAGAACGAGTGAATATGACCAAACGACTGATGAATCATGGAATGCTACACACGGCAATTCAAGAACGTTAGACATCACAGTAAATGACGTGAATCGTCAAGCAACATTTACGTGTGAAGCATCAGAAAATAATCAAGTAATTGCTCGAAATTCAATCGTGATTAAAGACTTTGTGGTTAGTAAGTCTATTGGGTCTAAACCTCCTGAGAATCCTTCTGTGGGTGATTTATGGACAGATACCAGCGACTCTAGTAAAGACGTTCCTAAAATCTTTACAAACGGGAAATGGCAACCGGTTCTAAATAAAGATGATGAAGAAGTCAAACGGCTGCAGAAAGAGTTCGAAGAGAGAACTCGAGAACAAGCCAATCAGTATACGGCTGTAATGGAAATAATCAACAAAAATGAAATTACAGAAGATACAATTCGTGATTTAACTGGCCGTTTCAGCAACATGGAAGAATCGTACAAACGATTATTAGAGACGGCTGATAAAATCGAGGGGATTGGGCAAAGGACAAAAGTTGTAGAGCTTAATATGGAACAATCTCAAGTGCTCCTTAATGCTATATCAACATATTTTAGCTATTCAGAAGACGGATTACTTGTTGGTAAGAATGGTCAAAAAATGCAATTAAGAATTACAAATGAGCGCATGGAATTTATCGACAGCGGTCGAGTTGTTGCTTATGTTTCAGGGCAACAACTAAATATTGTATCTGGTACATTCTGGAATACAATCACGATTGCAAACCACATTTTCGAGCGGTTTAACAATGAGTTCACGACAATATCGTATGTAGGAGGTGTAAATAATGGCTAGAATATCTAAAACAACAAATAGCGGATACGTTAGGTTGGTTTTAGAAGTTAACGAAACAAGTACTAATATTCAAGCTAACACTTCCACAATCTCATGGCAATTATGGTTGGAAAGAGCAAGTGCCTGGGCATTTGATTTAAACAACGAATCTTTAGCAGAAGTAGAAATTAATGGTCAATCAACTCTCAGTAAGTACGTTAGTTTCGATTTAAGAAATTCTCAATGGGTCACATTTGGAAGTGGAACCATGACAATTCCTCATAACGAAGACGGGACTAAGAGTATTACTATTTGGGCAAGATTAACAAATATCGCAGACCAAGGAAACATTAACTGGTTCAGTGGTACTGTTAACTTATCAAACATCCCTAGATCGAGTGGAATCAAATCTGTCACAGAAACAGAATTGGGGCAACCCATCACAATTAACATTGATAAGAAAGTTGCAGACTTTAGGCATCAAGTGTGGTGGCGAGTAAACGGAAGCGACTGGGTAGACCTTGGTAAAGGTCACGACACAAGTGTTCAAATTACAGTTCCAATCGAGTATGCCAATAGGATTACAAACAGCACTGCAGGTTCACTAGATGTGTCTGTAAGGACGTTTCAAGGAGATACAAAGATTGGTGTTGATGTAGATAAGTACAACGTACCGATTAAAGTTCCGGAAAACATTGTTCCAACGATTGCTGCACTCACATCTTCAGAGCAAACAAATGAATTATCAGAAGTTATTCCTCAAGGATACTTTATTAAAGATAAATCAGTAATAAGATTGGCAATTGATGGAGCAAGTGGTGCATACGGTTCAACAATCGTATCTAGCGAAGTAGCTCTGGATAATTTAATTGTACGCGCAGCACAAGGAGATTTTCCTGCAAACAAAACAGGAGAATTAACTGCTACAGCAAAAATCACAGACTCGCGTGGAAGAACAGCAACTACATCAATTCAAGTGAATGTACTTAATTACTATGCTCCTAAAATTTTAGGATTCTTAGCTAATCGTGCTGGTAATGGCACTAATAAGACTATTATAGCAACCGTATTAGCGAATGTTTGCCCTGTGGTTATTAACGGGGTTGATAAGAATTCTTATTCAATTAAAATTCAGTATTCTGAGAAGAAAGCCAATCGATGGTTAGATGCTGTTTCGTATACAGATCAAACAATAGAACGGTTAAGCAGGCAAATAGACTGTGGAGCCTTCTACGATTTAACTAAGTCCTATGACTTGAAATTGATTATTAAGGATAAGTTAAGCAAAGGAGCAGACTCTACAATTACAGTACGGTCATCTTCTGTATTAGCTGTAATGGGTGATGGAAGATGGGCATTCGGTGGATTCCCTGAATTAAAAGGACATCTTGAATCATTCTATCCAGTAGCAGTACACAATACGCTTAATGCTGAAGAAGGGTTACTATCTCGTGGAAACCCAATCCAAGAATTTTTATTAACCTCAAGAGATGGAAAATCAATGAAATTTACGGGTGATCTAAACAATTTGAAAACTGCTGGAGGTTATCATGCTTTTGGAGTGCAAAACAATCCAGCTGGCACTAATAACTACGGATATGTGAATGTGATTACTCACAGCACAGATAATGGATACTGCGTCCAGTTCTATGTTCCGTATAATGCAGACCAATTCTACATGCGCAGAAGCGAGTCGAATAGATGGTCTAATTGGACAACTATTATCACATCAAGCCTAGATTCTGGTTGGAAAAAAGCGGAGCTACAAAGCGGTTGGAGGCACTTAAGCGGTGATGATGGGGCTCTCGAATTTAAAAAAGAAGTGAATACAATAAAACTCCGTGGAAGCATCGAGGGCGGAAGTACAACGCAATTCGCTAACATTTTTATTCTTCCTGTTGGATACAGACCACCTCACAAAGTGTATCTTCATACATTTACAGGTGACTACAATCTATGTAGTGTAATCATAATGCCATCTGGTGAGGTAAAAGTTGGCAGAAAAGTTGGAAGCGATTGGCTATGTTTAGACAATCTAGAATTTAGTGTTTAAAAATTAAAAAAATTTGGAGGAATAACATGGAATTAGAACAAATTAAGAATAGAATTACTGCTTTAGAAACTAAAGTATCTTCTAAACAGACGGACATTAATCGTATGAATGAAGAGAAAGCACAGTATGAGCAGAAAATTCAGAATCTTTTAGAAGATATTCAACGCTTAGAGCAAGACAATGCAAACAAGCGTGAAGAAATCAAAAAATACAAAACTGTCGTTGAGGTCATGGAGCTATAATGCCGAACGACATCGAACTAAGGATTTTAAATGATCATCTTCAATCTTTATTTAAAAGTCCTTATATTCAGATTCTGCTTTGGTTAGTATTCTTTGATGTCGTATCAGGATACATCAAAGCCTTTAAATTAAAGAAATTTGATAGTAAGACAAGTACTAATGGATTGTTACGGCATTTCTTAGTAGTTGCTGTAGTGATGGTTATAGCACTGTATGCACGCGCTCTAGGACATAGAGAAATTGGAATTACAGCCTGCTTATTCTTCATCATTAGTTATATCGGCTCACTAATGGAAAATTGGGAGGCACTTGGATTGCCATTTCCAGAATCCATGAGGCCGTATATTAATCAAATGAGAAAAAATCAAGAAAACAAAATTAAAAAATTAATTGAGAAAGAGGTAGAAAAATATGATGATTAATTGGAGAGTACGTATTTTAAACAAAACATTTTGGATTACATTAGTCCCAGCTTTAGCGTTATTACTTCAAACGTTCTTGGCTGTTTTTAATATCCGTCTGGAATTAGGCGAAACAATTGATAAATTATTAGTGTTTATCAACGCGTTATTCGCAGTTTTCGTAATCGTGGGTGTTGTTAATGATCCAACGACAAGCGGAGTAAGTGATAGCACTCGCGCAATGACTTATGAACGTCCAAACAATCAATAATATCAATAGGCAGCTACAATCGTGGCTGCCTTTTTCATTGGAGGAAGTATGAAAAAAATCAAAAGGGATGTCAGTCTGACTACTAAGGTTCGGAATAACATGAATCGCATCCAGGACGAATTCTATTCTCACGATACTAACAGTGCAGTAATTGAATTAACAATGGACAGAACTGACTTAAAGAAAATAGTTGTGTTATTTCATTTTCAACGTTCCAATAGATTCTTGGAAGTAATTGGGAACGTCACAGGAAATGTAGTGGAAGTGCCGTTTGATACTAGCTTAATTACTGTTGATGAGACAGTAACTGGATATGTGTACATCGAAAAAGTAGTACAATCTGCTGATGTTTGCAAATTCTCATTTGGTGTGCGTGTATCTGAAATTGATAAACACAAAGATTTACCAGTTATTGAGAAAGATAGCAAACGAATTGTAGCAATCACTGAGATTGTAACTAAAACAGAATTACAAGAAGCGTTAAATAATGTTCATGTAGAAGGTGGACAATATGACGATTCAGAATTAATTAAACGAATCCAAGCGCTAGAATCTAGTCCTAAAGTAGACACAAGCGTATTTGCTACAAAATCTGAGCTACAAAACATCTCGTTAACTCCAGGACCTAAAGGAGACGCTGGGCCTCGTGGTGAGCGAGGAGAACCTGGTCCAAAAGGAGACACGGGAGCAAATGGAGAACCTGGTCCTCAAGGACCACAAGGAATTCAAGGCCTAAGAGGAGAAACAGGGCAACGCGGAGAACAAGGCCCGATTGGACCTCAGGGGCTACAAGGTGTTCCAGGAGAAAAAGGGCAAAATGGTGAGCCTGGTCCTCGTGGTGAACGTGGGGAACAAGGACCAATCGGGCAGACTGGACC